TGCTAAGACAGTTATTTTGGAAGCTAATAAGGACAATGAGCTGTTGAAGGCTTACTTGAAAGCAGTGTATGACCCTGCTATCAATTACTATCAAACTAAAGTTTCTAAGAAATTGGGGTGGAATTTAGATTGGGCAGATTACTACGAGGAAAATGGAGAGTATTATCCAAACTATTATCACATCTTAAGTCAAATGGAAGTGCTTTCAACGCGAGAACTGACAGGAGATAAAGCTAAAAACTACTTGAACGACTTCTACGCTTCTGTATCTCCAGAATCAAAAGAGTTGATCGAGCTTATGTTGAAACGCTCTATCGGAGCTGGTGTAGGTGACACAATGATTCTGAAAGTGTTTCCTGATTTGTATTTCATTCCAAGTTATCAGAGATGTTCGTTGATGGATGATAAAATTAAAAAACGCTTCAGTAAGCTTGATAGCTTTGTAGTACAACGAAAAGAAGATGGAAGCTTTTGCTACCTTGTTAAAGAGGTTGGGAAGGCTCCAGAAGCAATTACACGAGCTGGTAGCAAATACCCTACAGAGTTTGTAGAAAAACTTGCTAGAGGACTTCCTGATGGGTATGTAATTATCGGGGAGCTTCTTGTAGAAGATGGTGGAGTGGAGTTAGACCGTAAAACAGGTAATGGTATTCTTAATAGTGTGCTAAAAGGCGGTGACTATTCGCCAGATTTATCTTTCAAACTCTCTGCTTGGGATTGTATCACCCCCGAAGAGTTCAAGATTGGCAAAAGTAATCAACCATACTCACAGAGATTCAGTGATCTAGAGTGGGTATGGGAGCATATTGTACCAACAAAATATGTAAAGACACTCGAAGAAGCTTATGCTATTTATTCTAAGTTCACGGTAGAGGGTAAAGAGGGCGCAATTTTAAAAACGACAGACTTCAAGTGGGCTTCAGGCACATCAAAAGATTGCATCAAACTTAAAATTGAGTTTGAAGTAGACTTAGAAGTTGTAGCAATTCATGAAGGCACAGGGAAAGCTTCTGGGATGATGGGTAGCATCACTCTGAGGTCTAGCGATGGACTTATTGTGACAGATTGTGGTTCAGGATTCTCAGATTCTGACAGAGCTGAGTGGTGGTCTGACAAAGATGCGCGTATTGGTAGTATTGCGACTATCAAAGGAAATGATATTATCTCTAAGCGTGAGAATGAAGTGAAGAGTATTTTCTTACCCATTTACCTTGAACATCGTCTTGACAAGACAGTTGCTGATAGTTATTATCTTTGTTATCAGCAATTGGAAGCTGCTAAGAACGGAGGTATGTAATGCCAGTAACAATTACGTTTTACAAGATTTCTGAGAAGAAACCTAAGCACCAAGAAGATATTATTTGGTTAAGAAATACTTCATGCTTTGATATGCAAGGGTTTGAGCCAAGAGAAATACAAGTAGAGTACCAATGGACAGCATTAGACGAAGATGGAACACCTAACGGGAATGCTTATTGCTATGAAGGTGAAGATGATCTTAAAGATTTTGAGAATCCTGACAGTGTTCAGCTAGATATTCTGTTTGATGGATACATAGCAACTGATGATTTCTTATGGGTCAGCCAAGAAGAATATTGGAAATGTTTCGAGGAGGATGAATGATAGATAACCCTAACAAATTTATATTATCCGCAGTGCTGACAGGAGTGTTACTTGCTAGCGCACTGATTGGTAGCATTGAATATTCTTTCTACTTGAAGAGGGAAAGAGATTACAACTACCAACAGCAATCTTGCGAAGCTTTCAAGAAAGAAAATCCTAGTGAGAAAGTGTTTTATGGAAGAGAAGTTGGTTGCAGAGTCAAACGTGGAGATTGGTGGTATTCACTATGAACAAACAAAAACTAATTAGCGCACTACAAAGCCGTATTGCAAAGAGAAAAGAGTCTATCAAATACTTCTGGAAAGAATATGAGAAGTATAAGCGACTCTATACTGCTGACAGAATCACTGCACAACAACTTGGATATGAACAGAAAGTTGACAAAGCTCTGCTAAAGATGTTACAATCTCCTTTCGATGCAGGATATGCTGTTGGATATGTAGATGCTTGTAAAGCTGTTAAACTTACATTGGAGGCTTGTGGATGTCAAAATTAAAGTTAAAGTTGATGAGTGTGCTGCAGAGTAGGATTGACAGTCGTAGTGATTTGCTCAAGTGGCTTTGGTATGAACAAGAGAATTTTTCTGAGGTAGATAGTTATGCGGAAGACTGTAAACGCAGAGCAATAGTTATTAGTGAACAACAAAAGCAAGATAAGCAGATTCTCAAGCAGTTGATTGTTGATGAGAGAGAATTGAAAGAGCTGCGAGAGATTAGAAATTTGATGTATTGTGAGTATTAGGAGGAGCTATGATGCTGTTAAAGGGGAATAATGTTGGAGAGCTTTTGTATTTGCAAAGAGAATTTGAGCAACTTCTGATGGACTTTGAACCATTAGGTGTTTCAAAACCTTCTGTCTTGTATTTTAGTAAAGATGAAGAGGGTAACTACAGAGATGAACAGGTTGAGTTTATGTGGCAGTTCTTTCATTTTACAAGAGTAGGACTTATTTGAGTTGGGAGATATGATATATGGAAGGTTGGAAAACCACTGAAGAAATGTTCTACTACGCTAAATCCATTGTAGACATTGATGAGAGTGCTCGTGTATGGTTATTTGTGAAGGATTGGGATGAGGTGGTAAAGCTTCCAGACATTTACACCAGCAAGCAGCAGAGGACATATAAGAGTAAGGGAGTCTTGAGAGTGAGCACAATTCCTGTATGTTGGGAAGATGCTGCAGGGAGCTTCTCAGGCTCTCAGATGACGCATGTGTTCTTTACAGATTTTGTAAAGCATGATGTGTATGGATTGTTGAAGTCTAGGGTGAGAACTGCTGCGAAGATGATAGAGCCTTTAGGGATTTATTACCCTTGGTATGTGGAACGATGGGAGGATTATTGATGGAGTTTAAAGTAGGTAAGAACCCTTGTAATAAGTGTGGCTCCAAAGACAATTTTCATTTCTATGGAGAAGGACTTGGGGGGCATTGCTTTGGCTGCGGTTTTAACATCCTATCCGATGACAGAAAAGCAGAACTTGGATTTGAACAGGAAGATGAACAGGAGGAAGTTGTGACTAGAGAGAAAATTACACCAGAAGAGAATGAACGTATCAAGGGATACACTGGCACAGATGGAAAAGGGTACAGAGGTATTAAGAAAGAAACTAATACATTCTTTGGAGTGCGTTATTCGTATGACGAAGAGACAGGGGAGCCTATCAAGCAATACGTCCCTACAACAATTGGAGGAGAATTATCAGGCTATCGCACTCGCACATTCCCTAAAGACTTCTCACATCCCGTAGGACAGGTTGGTAAGGAGTGTGATATGGTGTTTCAGTTCAGATTTAAGACGCACACAAACACTTGCATCATTACGGGAGGCGAGACTAAGGCGTTAAATACGTTTCAGATGTTATTAGACAATCAAACACAACGCAATGCTTTACAATATGAAACAACCGCAGTTGTGTGTTCTACATTAGGAGAAAGCGGAGCACACAAACAAGTGCAAACACAGTATGAATTCTTCAACCAATTCAAGAAGATTATTGTGTGCATGGATGAAGATGAAGCTGGACAGAAAGCTACAGAGCAAATCATTAAAGTGCTTCCTAAAGGCAAGGCTTGGGTGATGCGTATGCGCTACAAGGACGCTGATGATTATGTTAAGGCTGGTAAGCAGCAAGAGTTTATTCAAGACTTCTTGAAAGCTAAGAAGTATGTTCCTTCAGGGGTTACAGCTAGTACTGACATCCAAGATAAGATGAAGGAGTTCTTGAGTAAGCCACGGCTGACGCTTCCACCATACTTACATAAACTTCAGGCTAAACTTCGGGGTGGACTGCCAGTTTGTATCTTTAATATATTGGCAGCTTCCGGTTCTGGCAAAACCACACATGTAGATGCAATGACTCTGCACTGGATTATGAGTGGTGATAAGAAAGTTGGCATCATTCCTATGGAGACATGTGAAGGTGAATATGGTGTAAATCTATTGTCAGCATTCTCAGAAGTCAAGATGAATTTATTTGAAACTGTAGAAGAACGTCTGAAGTTTATCGAGAGTGATGATATTCTAGAACTTCAGCAACAACTGTTTTATGACAGCGATGGCAATCCTCGATTCTATATTCTTGATGCTGAGGCTGAGACATTGCAAGAACGTGTAGAATACTTGATTGTTAGTTTAGAGTGTAAGATTATTATCATTGACCCGATTCAGGATGTGTTTGATATGCTTGGTGAGGAAGAACAGGCTAAGTTCATGGGATGGATGAAAGGATGGATGAAGAAGGGTATCACTTTTGTGAATGTCAATCACAGCCGTAAATCTGGGCAAGGGCAGAAAGCTAATAGCAAGGGTGCAGAGTTGTCAGAGGAAGATATGATGGGATCATCTACTATCTTCAAATCTGGAGGTGTAAATCTTATTTTGATGCGTAATAAAGACGCAGATACAGAGGAAGAACGTAACACCACTATTATGAAACTTTCCAAGGCAAGAGGGGTAGGAGATACAGGATTTGTTGGTAAGTATTACTACGAGATGGAGAAGCATAAGTTGTGGGACTTGGATGATTGGAACATGTCTCGTGGAAGCAATACATTCTAAAATATTCTTGACAGCTCATAAAACCTTCTATACTATGTGAGCTGTCAACAACACAAAGGAGAGAACAAATGAAAACTAGCATCTTACAATCAATGCTTGCAAGAAATAAGCAGACTATCAATTTCTTAAACTTACAACAAATAGACTTAAAAGTCTGGTTAAGAGAAATCAACCTCGATATTAAAAATTATGACTGCGGAAAACATCCATCTGGACACCTTATCGAATCTTTAAGGCACAGGATATACGCATTGAAAGACCTGCAAAAGAACTCCAAATCCCTCAAGCAATTAGCAGAAATTCAGAAGGAAATTAAAATTGAGATTAAGAGGAATGACAATATGGAAGCCTTTTTATTATCGCTGGCTAAGAAAGGAGATTGATATGAGCAACCTAAACGTAACACTAGATAAGATTATTACCTACACTGACCCAAATCTACCAAAAGGTAAAGTGACGTTTATTGGAACATCTCCTCCAAAACCAACAGCAGAGCAAATGTTGAAGAAAGCTTTGGAGTTTTCTCATACCAATATAGATGGTTTACTATTGTACTACCACGAACTGAATGAATTCGATCGAGGGATGTTACAGGGTTATAGATACATGGCAGCTCACTTGGAAATGTTAATTAAGGAGACTAAACAGTAATGTACCATCTATTCAGAATCTCACAACTTATAAGCCTAGGCTTTACAATCTATTACGCATTTGAGCACAACTACACAAGAGGCACATATTTTCTTGTAGCAGCTTTGTACATGGAAATTCTGGCTTCTAAGGAGGAAAAATGAAACTAACTAAAGTTGATATTGCGAAAGCACTTGGAGTGGATTACAATGGAACCTCTTGGGTGGATGACAGTGACGAAGAAGAGTATGAAGCTCACGAGTTTATCTTTGGTGGCAAGACAATATTTGTTTGGGCTACTTACAGAAACTTAGACGAAGCTTGGGAAGAAGCTGCTGAGAAGTTGTTAGAGCCTTTGGTGGATTATTGGCTTGGGAATTTGGATGATTGTTAGGGAGGTGTGATGGGTATTTATGCTGCTGATATAGAAACAACGGGCTTGTTGCACCAGATGAAGAAGCAAGCCAATCCACGGCTTCATAACTTCTGCGCAATACCTATTGATGGTGATGAGATTGTTTTGTTTGAACACACAAATCCA